GAACGATTTCTCGTTCTCCGAGGGCCCAGGCAGTATTACTGCCTCCTTACCCTTTTTTATTGTTCTAGCTCCGTCTCAGGAGCCCAGAACTTTAGAGAAGATACGGTTAAGTATCCTCTCCAGCAGCTATAACAACAGATCCCTCGGGACTACCTGTTGCTAGATTAGCTGGATTGGTACATACTAGTGGTGGAAACCGGAAGTGTGTCCTTTGTAACTCGCAAGGTTACTCAGGCACATACTTCAGTTCCGCCACGAGCGTGAGTGGCTTCGCAGCTTGGTGATCCCTTTTTGAAGGGTATAACACGGCTGCTAGTTCGACTCACAGTACCAGCGTCAAGCTGGTATTACATAATAATACCTGCGTTGACGAAGAGTGATCTTCGTTCAACTATTCAGTTGAATGGATTAGGTAATCCCGTAATGTCTTCATTATCCCTCGAAAGGGGAGCTGCTGCTTTCGCAGCAGTATGAAGAATAATCGGTGCTAATCCCGCCCTGAATCTTCGATAAAGCTTTTGACAACCTTAACTTAATAAATGGATGATTTAATCAAACAATTAAAAAGCGAAGGTATCAATCAAAAGTCTCCATCAAAAGATTGGGACACAAAGATGCAGGGGCTAAAAGTGAAGTTGGAGAAAGAGAAAAGGGCTGAAAAGCCCAAAATACCTACTAGATGGTTTTCCATTAGTAAGGCTTTCTCTGACACTGTGCTGACAACAGCAGTAGTTTCGCTCGGTAATTCATTTGAGTTACCAGTGCTCTTCAAACGAATTGGGTGGCGATTAGTCGCCGCTTCATTTGTTCGAGGAGCAAAGCTATCTTCCCGCTTAAAAGTGCTTGGAATCTATTCCGCACACATTCTTCGAATACGTAAGCACCATGGAGCAATCCATTGTGTGACATATTTGAAGGCTTGTCAACTAGCTCTCCAAAAGGCTATTGCAAGATCACCAGTTACTTCTCTGAAAGAGATCACCGGTGAAGGTCCATTTCCTCGTTTAGACAGACGGGGTCTCCCACGGATAATTCCGTATCGAGACCGTTGTCTGATTATGCGAGGGGGATTCTCAGTCATAAGACTGTGATTGACGTTATTCTCATTATATAGAGTTATAACGATCCCTGGTAAACTTAAATTGTCTACCATTACGGATCAGCTTACTGTGCCCGAAACCAAGGTTACAGGGATAGGTTTAGAACTGGCTGCAATTGCAGTTAGTTTTAAATCCTTATTCCACCGTAAAGGAGGTTCTGAGTACAATTTGCTCTTGCTTGAAAAAGCGTCTAGTACTACTAAGGTGGCATGGTTTGGTGCATTATCTGACCCTTTTCTCTTAATTGAGTTGGGGCTGGATAAACACTTGATGACAATTATCAGAGGTCTCGATCTTAATAGATTGTTGAATCTCTGAGAAATTGTGACTCAATGTCCTCGGGATACTTTCCTTGGGTTCCGTAAGGAGTCCAATGTTGGTAACGTCGGGCAACTTGCCATAAAAGAGGAGGCTGCAGGAAAAGTTCGGGTTTTTGCATTGGTGGATATATGGACACAAAGTGTTCTGTATCCAATCCATCAATCAATAGCCGCTTTCCTAAAGTCTCTTCCGAACGATGCTACTTTCAATCAAGGAGAAGCCGTAAAACGGTGTTTCTCTAAGATTGAAAAGTCAGGGCGTGCTTGGTGTTTTGACCTAAGCGCGGCGACTGATCGTTTGCCAGTTAGTATACAGATAAAGATCCTCTCATGCTTTTTGGGTGACCAAATAGCAACTGCATGAGGGGCTTTGCTTACAGAGAGACAGTACTTGTTGCATGATAAAGAATATGGAGACCACAGTGTATTCTACGCTGTGGGGCAGCCCATGGGCGCCTACTCTTCTTTTCCCATGCTGGGTCTAACTCACCATTTTATTGTTCAACTAGCTTTCCGTAGGGTTATTAGCCGTAAGGCTATGTACGCTACATCCTCTGAGATTTATCTTGAGGACAAGATAGTTGCAACATTTAATAAACGGAAAGAACTTCTGTTCTCTTCCGGGTGGTATGAGAATTATGAGCTCCTAGGTGATGACATAGTTATCTTTAACGGAGAGGTTGCAAGTGAGTACTTAGTACTCATGCGCGATCTCGGGTTAGAGATTAACATGTCAAAATCAGTGGTCTCAAAGAATAAAACCTTTGAGTTCGCCAAGATTACTGGTCACCGGGGTCATGATGTAAGTGCTCTTCCTTGAAAAGCATTTATCTCTCAAAACACCATGATGGGAAGGGTACAAATACTGAATTCGCTCTTGCGTAAACAGATGAAAATTAAGGGATGAGTCTCTTATTTTGAATTGTTGACCAGAAGAAGCCTTGGCACGAAAGGGGATGCTTCATTCTCTTTACTTGCGTTGTGAACTATGTTTGCAACACGAGGCCAAATTCCTTATTCTCTGGTATTCGAAAGTTTAACCAACTTAGAACAGCCAAAGCAGAAATACTACCGAGCAATCAAGAATAACGTTAACCTGGATTATATCCGGTTAATAGTCTCTCAGTTGCTTAGTGGTAAAGAGCCCACTCCTCGAAGATCCAAACGCCAAGCTGACGTCTGGAACATAGAGGAAGTGTGAATAAAGAATGCCCTGGTGAAACCATTATATGTTCACCAGGCCCGCTTCAATACTGAAGACGCAGGAATTAATCTAGCGACTCGCTTTCTTATGGACCATCTCCCCGAACATCTTAAATGTATCGGACAAAAGGTTTGTACTATCCATTTTGATCCTACCTGGAGTGAAATCCAGATGAATCTTTATGGAACTTGGATGTGTCTCTACATGTTATTTAGTAATAAATTCGTGCAGTTGAACTCTGAGTTGTCTAATAGTACAAAGACTTTCTATGATCGTTCCATAGATGAACTTATTGAGAATCAGTCGACTGTCGATCGGATATCTGAATTAAATCAGATTATAGATCGGGGTCTAGAGAAGCTTAATAAGGACGAGGATAAGTCTCGTTTCCGAGAATCTTCCCCTTTAAAAGCTATACGTAGCTTATTAAAGGTGCGGAAGTACCGTCCAGAATGGACGATGAATCCAGGCGTCTACGAGCGATAAGGTAGCAGTCAAACGGAATGACTAATTGTTTCCGCATATGCTTTTGGTCCCTCATCTAGGCAAGA